TATTATTGGAATGATGACTCGGAAGAAGATACAATCCATAGCCTTAAGATTATCGGGAATACCTATGAAAATCCTGGACTCTTGGAGGCTAACTAATGTCCGACAGCAAAGAAAAATCAAACAAGCCGCATGTTAAAGTTTATTTTGAAACAAAAGAGGAAGTTGAGGAAGTAAAAGAACTTGCCAAAACTCAAGGCTTATCGGCTAGTGCATGGTTTAGGATTTGGGCTATTCGAGAGATTAAAATTAAGAAAGGTGGAAAATAAGGATGCAAACAACAGTCGACCTCGGAGGAAGAAAAGAACTATTCAGAGTCCTAACTGGTAGTCACAACTACAATATGAATACTCCTGAAAGTGACAAGGACTATAAGATATTTGTTCTTCCAACTTTTGATGATCCGTATTCTGGCAAAGAATTCTCAACCTCACATGTTGGCGAAACTGAGGATTACGATGTCCACGATATAAGAAAGGTAAGCCATTTGTGGTGGAAATCTAACATCAACTTTGTGGAGGTTCTATTCTCAGAAGAAGGACGTGTTAATCAAAAACTAAAGCCAAGAACAAAGAATATCCTTGACGTAATTTTTCAACATAAGCACGAAATAGCTCGAATGAATCTTCCTTATCTTTATGATGCCTGTATTGGGATGCACTTGACCAAAAAGAGTAAGGTTGATAAGGGAACAACAGGAACCCAGCATTTAGTGGATAGGTTCGGCTATGACACGAAACAGGCTATGCACAGTCTGAGGGTTTTGGATTTTCTCGCAAGGTTTGCCGATGGAGGATTTAAAGATTTCAAGAAATCTATTTGGTACGAGGATGGAGAATTTACAAAACAAGGGCTACTGGATATTAAGGGCGGAAGATTCAATAAGGAATCATACCTGAATATCGCTGAAGATTCATTAAGGCGCACGAAGGAAGAGTATCAAGAATTATATAAGACTAAAGAACCTAATGAAGAAACAAGGGAACATCTCCTAAGATTGGTTAAAGATATGGTCAGGGAAGAGTTGGATTAGGACATATTAGCTAATTTGGTATTTGATGAGGGGTTGGATTAAGGAAGGGATGGCGGAAAATGAAAGATTGTCCATACTGTAAAAGAAGCGTTAGGCATGGTGGCAAATGCTACGAAGAGGGAAGTTATAAGGCATGTCTAATATTCGAGAGAGATCCACGAGGAAAGCAAGTCTATCTCGACAACGTGAGATTCAATGTAGATTTCGGAACAGACATTCCGGAGATAAGAAAACCTAATCCAGATTGGACATTACACGGCATCGAAAAAACAGTAACGATAAACAAGATACTCAAGATAGAATGGAACACAAACGCAAAAGGATTGCATGGAATTTATGTTTGGGCAGATGTTATGTATTGGTCGGATGAGAATGGGGTTGTTCCGGAGAAGGCGAAAAGGCCAAGATTGGTATTGTGTAGCCAAGGGTGAAGGAGGAAGAAGTAGGAGATGGCTGAAGAAAGTGAAAGCGTTGGATGGTGTCCTAATTGTGAAGTTGGTCTAATGACACCAATGACGGTATGGTGTGTTGGTTGTGAGCTTAATCCTAACAAAACGAAGGGGGAAGAAATAGGATGAGAGTCTATAGAATGTGCCACACCGACCACGGCTACGGGCCAATAACAGCCAATTCAGACGATGTGATTATAGAGCTAAAAACCGAACTAGATGAATCGGGCGAAGATCAAGAGCGTGGATTCATTAAGGATAATTTACCTAAGCTGAAGAAATCACTAGAATCATTGCCAATAACGGGAGATATTAACGACGCAACGGCAATTGCTGTATTCGGGCCATATATGATACAGGCTGAAGAAATGACTCAAGAGGAATATGATAGCTTGCCTGAATTTGATGGGTATTAATTAAGCAACTAAAAAATTGAGGGAGGAGAATAAGATATGAATAAGCAATCAGCTAAAGACTTAATCGAAGAAGAATTTATCAACATCATGGCTGCCCAATTTGGCGTATCTGAGGACGAGGAAGCGAGAGGGATACTTAGGGATGTTATCTTTAAGGGCGGAGAAGAGATTGGGGAGAAAGGGGAAGAAATAAAGATGGGAACGACACTTGAACTAGCGTGGGAAGAACCTGACGAACCATATGAATATGTCAACAATATGACTTTCTTGAATGGATTATCGAAACATGCTTGGACTATTTATCACCAAGGCAGAACGTATTGCGTCGATGGTTTTTTCTCTAATGATTTTCGAGATGAATTAGTAGTTTGGGCTGACTGTGAATTTGCAGGAAGAGATAGTTTTGGAGTAGAGGGTAGTGACTTTGATTGCTGTACTTGCGAAGATGAAAAGCTATGCAAATTCGCAGGTTCAGAATTTAAACATTGGAGCAAGACTGACCCGCATATGCAAGATTGCGGATGTCGGATAGATGTGAAGCTTTCGGACATAGGGAAAACGATATTTTTTGAGAAGAGATAGTAAAGAGCGAAGGAGGAAGAAGAAGGATGAATCAACTAAGAATGCACATCGGCGGCATAAAATGCGACAACAAAGAATGTGACTTTAAGGATATGAGCGTCCTATTCGAGAACTATGATAAATGGTTAAACAAGCCATGCCCCAAGTGTGGTAGTAACCTCTTAACAGAACAGGATTATGACACAGTTAGGATAATAATGGACATTGCCGGGATAATAAACGAGGTTATGCCAGAGGCTTTAGAAGATGAAGAATTATTCAAGATGTCAGTTGAATTTAACGGTACAGGAGGAGCAACATTTTCCGAGATTGAACCGATTAAGAGAGATTAATAAGGAGGGGTAATAAATGTTCACAGTAATTTTCAAATGCTCTGAAAATATGAATCAGCATAAGAAAGAAGTCGAGTTTGACGATGATACTACCGAGGAAGAAATTCAAGCTGAGTATATTGAATGGGTATGGCAAGAGGTTGGGGATAGGTATTGCTGGTATAGGAAGGATGAGAAAGCAGAATGATTAACTGCGCCGGATGCTCAATGCCTATACGTGAAGGTGATGAAGTCCTAATAATCCAATGGCGTGATGATTTGCCGGAAATGATTGTTCATAAGAGTTTCTATTGCCTACTGAGGCTTGAGGAGATTAATGAGGGTATTGGGAGTTTTGAGGAGGAACAAACTTGAACATGAAAGAAAATTGGCAAGTGATTAATGGACAATTCAAGAAATGTTCAATACTCAAAGATGCCGACAGTCATTATTCTAATTCATCGGACATCTCCACTCTACGCGACATCCTACCATTTGGCGAATCAGACCGAACAATCAAATATGACGGCCCAATAATCCCTATGACTGAAGCAATAAAAAAGAGGGACAGGGAAATGATTAAGGCGTACATGGATCAGTGTCCGAAGGATGAACGAGGTATTGAGGGGGGGATAGATAGGAATGAAAAAGTTAAATATGAGCATCAAGGAATACCCTCCGAGTTGGAGGGTATTCTATCTCAAGGGAATGAACCTATTAAACATTCCTAAAGTAGTTACCTTCCTCTCGCCATAGTACGTGGTGTAGATAGTGGCGATACATAAATCCTTCTCAGTCGTTGTCCTGTCAATCAACGGGTCGGCAAACATGGAGACAATTCCAGAAGGATTATGGCCGAGGATTTTCTGCTTTGCGTACTCGATGTAATTACTTTTATCAGGATTAGTGATGGCGAGTAGAACCAAAACGACTACAAATATTAGCTTATTCATATTAATTCTCCTTCCTGAAGCTATCATGTCCGAACTGTAAAATTAATATGCAAAAACCTCTGCCGAATTAACGACAGAGGTTTTTACTTAAAGGGCTAAAATTAAAACCTTCCCGATCATTAGTAGACCGGCCAAAAGCATTCCTCCCCCCAGTATCTGTGTTTTAGCTGCCCGTTCCTCCTTACTTGCCTCCTTTGGTTCTGGCATAGGTGGAAATTGCTTATCCTTTATGTCCTGTGTTTCCTCTGCTCCAGTTCTTAAATGATGACCTACTCCACTTATCAACCTCTCAAGATTGGCATTATCCTTAAAATGCTTTCCAATTTCAACCTCAACCTCATCCGTGACCCCTTCTGCCGTAACTGTCCTGCGATACTTGAAGATATCCTTATCATATCTTCCGTTGTATGACCTTCCCATTAATCTTCCTTGTACATACTTCCCGATTCTATCCAGACCTCCCATACTGGCTAACTGCATATTATTCGGGACAGCCACAATCATTTCTCCCTTTGGCAGCACGCTACTCCATTCTTTTAAAGTGGCATAGCCCAACTTTGGGTTTGATTCCAGCCAGAACATTCCGTTAGGAGTTGGATATAGATAGAAGATGAACGTAGAGGGCTTGAGATATGCCTGTGGGGTTGTTGCCTGAGCTTTGAAGGGGTTTATAAGGGATAAGCCAACTAAGATCATTAGAAGGGATAAGGCGAGAGTTCTGCGAATTGAGGATTTTTTTAGGATGATTAATCGCATGTGATTTCCTCCCTATTTTAGATATTCGGCAGGATTAACAGGTTTGGAATTAACACGAATTTCAAAATGAAGGTGCGGGCCCGTTGATCGACCAGTTGAGCCACAACTACCAATTTTTGTTCCTGCAATAACCGGGTAACCAATTTTGATATCTATTCCTTGCAAATGACCATACAGCGCCTCAATGCCTCCTCTGTGATTAATGACAACCATGTTGCCGTATATGTTCGACCACTCAACACGAGTCACATTACCCTCTCCTGCGGCCACTACTGATGTTCCTAATGGTGCAGCTATGTCGATTCCATGATGTTCATTTCCTTCAAATTGTTGCGTTACCTCTCCTGCCATTGGCATCGTCCAACTATCTTTAAAAAAGGAAAATACGCCTGGTAATCCTTTGTCTATTGCCTCTTTGCCTTGACTATAAGTAACTGCTACAGCATGAACATCATTGAAAAACCTTGCAGCAATCGGGCCTATGGTAATCATGATCATTAGGGCAATAGATGACCAATAGATATACTTGAGAAGATGTCTGCCTGCAGGAAAGACAAGCTCAATAAACGTTCTGGTGATGATATAGATAAAGGCTAATTTAGCTATAGACTCAATCATTGCCATATACCATTTGACGCTTGCCTAGCAATAACCATAAATTTACTAACATAGTCGTAGCCAATCAATGCAAATGTAACTCCACTTATTAACCATACTAGCTTCATTAAATTTCCACCCTTGCCCGTAATGTCTGAAAATTGTTGGCATACCCAGACGAAGCCAACTAGCTTCAAGAGGTTAAACATTAGCTTGATGGCAATTTCGGCTGCGTCCATTCACGTCAGCTCCTTCCTCCTTGCCTCATCCCTCTTTATGATTGCTATTCTCCAACAAAGATCCCTGAGTTTATCGAGTGTGTAAAATTCAAGCCGGACATTCTTCATGCCTGAAAACTCTTTATATACTTGCTCCTTGATCGCGTCATACGGCCCGGTTGTTACTACCATTAAGGAAAGATATTGATCCGAGGCGAAGGTGTTGAATAGTGCTCGGTAGTTCTTGTTCCATGCGTTACTCGATTCATTGACCTGAAATTCGCCAAAACTAAAGATGTCGCCATATACCTTGTGATTAATAACTCCGTAACAATCCGGGATAGGAAATGATTTGTCCTGCTCATAAAACTTCCTGTTCTCCGGCTTGAAATAATTGAGCGACTGGATGCCATAAGAATCTAATGCTTTCATGTGCCATGCGACATAAATCCAGGCCTTACCCAACCGGTGCTGTATTTGGTCGGGACGCTTATCATCATAAAGATAGAACCAGTCCGGCATATCAGACCAGGACATCTTGACCCGCCTGACCAACTTATCCTTTTCCAGCCTTTGTGTACAGCGATGAGACATTTCCTTCGACACGTTCCAAAACTCAAGCAAATGGATTTGTTCCTGAGATAAGACGCTGCAAGCTTCTAGATGAGCTAGGACTCGTTGATCCCTTCTTCGACCGTTGGCGTGGGTAGTTTGGTTCATGATCGTATACCTCTCCTTCTATGTCGTGATAGGGCAGGGGGATTTGTGGTAGCTGGGACATGAGTTCGTGGAATAGCTTTGGGTTACGTCCTTCACTTGGAAAGTTAGGGGTTTGAACTTCTTCTTCGGTGTCGTACTTATAAATTGCCCTGCCGGGAGTTTTGGGGATATGAGCAGCCTTATCGCTTTCGAGAATCATTTGTGAATTAATTCGGTCCGCCATACGGAAAGCTACCCGGGCCTCGAACTGTGATTTAAACTCACTAAACTTGTTTCCATTACCCCAAGATTTACTAGAAGGTCGTTGGGTCGCACTGATGCAGTAGATGCCCTGACTGCGGTATTTCTTAACTGACTTTAACAGTAAATCATCACAACCCTTTGTTTCTCCGACCATATCAACTTCATCTACAAGCAAAACGATATAGGGCATGTGGTTTCCCTTGATTGAGTTATATTCAAGAATGTCCCGGCATTTTCCCAACTTGTTTTTGCGTTCTCTATCCGACTTATCAATTAGCCTTAGAAGTTGAGCATAGTCCGATTCTTCATGGACAAAGATTCCTCCGTAGTCCTCAAAGTACGCAAATTCCTTGTTCTTAGGCCCGATAATCGCTACTTGGACATAATCCTCCCTGACGACTCTATTGAGCATTAGAAGGGTGTATATGACCTGGTGCATGAGCGTAGACTTACCCTTTCCCCTTAATCCCACAACCAAGAGTGAATAAATAACGGTCATGTCCTGCACAATTGGCCCATTCGCTCCATAACCGATCAGAATAGGTAATTTCATCTTTTTCAGGTATGGAGTTGGGTTGAATGAATAGGGATAATCTTTTTCTAATGCAATATTGGAGATGATTAGATGAACTGCTCCACCAACCTTTTCCATATCTGCACTACCACCGACTGCTGTAGCAAAGTGAGACTCTAAACTTTTAAACTGAGAATAATCTATCCCGGGTGGCAAATGAACAACCAGCAACCATGTCTGTTTTAGTTTCGGCTTGTGCATTACCCAATGGACTATTTCTTGAGGATTGAGTTTCATGGGAAGGCTTGGCTTCATGCTTTGTTTTTCTTTTGGAGAAAGTAAGGTGCGCTTGAATATGAATGGCTTCATAGGGGCTTTCTGGTAGAGAATTTCGATGCAATCCCACACCAATGATGGGATCTCTTTCGATGGGCCGCGGTAAATAGCCCGCATAGCACTTTCTTTTAGAGTGGTGGCGAAGTCATCATTGTTTTTCATCCAAGCTATGCACCATCCTTTCAATGTTCCATTCAACGTTTGGGTGATGGTAATTACTACTCCTTATTGTTTGTCCGTTATTCCTGCCAACTTTTAGGCAAAAAAAGAACCCGGCTTTTCAGTCGGGTAGTGTGTATTATTAATTATCTAAAATCAATATCATTCATAAATCTGTCCAACATGAACCTGATGAAAGCGGATTCATTTTCAAACTTCTTGCTCATTTTTTGAACAAAAACCTTCTGTGAAGGGGTTACGTTGGCAACCAAACGCTTACTAAAGGGTTCGTGCTTGAGAGGTATTTGAAAAGTAAATTTGGTAGCATCTTTAGTGGTGATCTGTTCGATACCCTTAATGGGATCTTGTTCCCTATTCTGTTCGGTAACAATGTTAGTGATCTCACTAGTGACTTGGATAGCATCTTCTCTAGTGTTTTGTATAATACCTTGCGTAGTACACTGTATAGTACACTCTTTAATGAATGACTCGCTATCTTGAATAGCATCATGTGTAGTTTTTTTACTATCATTAATGGTAATATCCAATGCACTTTCTTGTTCTTTAAAAAAACCTACAGCCGGTATAAGTTTTTTTGCGCTCATAAAGATAACACTTCCCTACTAAACTCCAAATAGTCTTGTACTGCATCATTTCCCCTGGCGTAATAAAGGGGTGGCTTTCCGACAAACTGAGCTTCGCCAATTCTCACCGATCTCCTGATAGCTGTTTCAAAAACATTGATACCATGTTGATTGCAATACTTTTGAATCTCCTGTGATACATTACTCGATAGGTTTGTCCTGGATGTATAAATGGTCATCAGAACTCCATAGATGGCGATAGTGGGGTTGTAATCCTTCTTGACCATACTAACTGTCCTGAGTAGATCATTAAGACCAGAGAGGGCAAATTGTTCCGGTGGCACAGGAATTATTATTCCACTCGCAGCAGATAAGCAGTTGACGGTTAGCCACCCTAATGAAGGCGGACAATCAATTATAATATAATCATAATTGCTCAATATATCAGCAATAGCGTTCTTTAACCAATGTGCAGGGCTGTACTCCTCTCTATTATGGTCAACCAACATATCGAAATTAGCGAGGGAAATGTTAGCGGGTATAATATAGACTCCTTCATATTCTGTTTTAATAATCACATCATGGATAGAGTACTTATCTATGAATACATCATAGATTGTTTTCTTGATTGATTCCGGGTTGAGTCCGAAGGATAGGGAAATTTGGCCCTGCGGATCGTAGTCTATAATTAAAACCGTTTTTCCCCTTTGCGCCAATACGGTCCCCAGACAGACGGTGGTGGTCGTTTTTGCTACTCCGCCTTTTTGGAGGGCTATTGCAATTACTTTTCCCATGGTTATGCCACCTTTCATAAATAGAACTTCTCATACTTATCTTTTTTATCAGTTTTCTTTGTTACCCTTTCCTTTTTATTATTAATTTTTTTATTAATACTGTTAGTTTTAGAGTTGTTAATATTAGTTCCCTTGTTTTGCGTGCGCTCATTTTCCGCGCACCCATTTTGAGGGATCGGTGCCGTCCCATCATTTTGAGGGATCGGCGATATCTCTGTATTTTGAATATAGACATTATGACCGAATCTTCCGTTATCTTTAATTTGCTCGACTGTTATATATCCAATTGCGGTCAATAACTTAAAGTGCCTATAGTATCTCGATTCGCTAATTCCGAGATCATAAAGTATCTTAGATAATCCAGGGAATGCGTTGCTACCTGCTCCGGCATAGCTAGAGAAGTACGCATAAATAGCCTTGGATTCTATAGTTAATCTCTTGTCTTGCATAACTAATTTAGGGATCGTGCCGTATCCCCTAGAATTTATCCCAACTACTTTCAATATGTCCCTGTCTTTTTGCACAATAAAAAACCCCTGTCTATTTAATTAGGAACTAGACAGGAATAATTGAATGCTTTATAATGTAAACAACAACATAAAGCACGGGTTAATTCCTGTCTTCGGCATAACCTCTTTGAGCATCACTTTGGCGGTGGGTAGTTCAGAGAGGTTTTTCCTTTTCCCTCTAATTCGACAGGTTCAACAAATTATCCTTTAAAATAATCACCCGAAGAAATAAGTAACAAACTCATAGAGGTAAAGCGGGTCGAGTATAGTTAGTTCATCATCCACTACTATCCACTTAAAAAATCCTGCTAAATCGCGTTCAACAATCATTTGCAAAACTTCCTTTCTTACCCCATAATACAATACATTTTCCCTGCCTTTAGTGGGCCTTTGTAACCATAATTACGACTAGATATTTCCTTATATCTAAAAATGTGCAATAAAAAGTGAGTATCCGACGTATTACGACTTGATACTCACAAAAATATTCTATTTAGATTTCATTTTTTTGATCGACTCTAGGAGTTCACGGAGGAAGATGGGGTCAATTTTTTCGTTGTGGAGTTCGCGGGCGAGTATGGCATAGGGCAAGCTTTCGCGTGTAGCGAAGAACTCGACAATGTCCTCCGGCGGCTCATAGTCTGATAGCTTTATCATTTCCTCGAAGCTCAACGCGTTATCGTCCATGAAGAACCAGGTGTTAGCCTTGAGTGTTTTAGCTATTTTCGTTAACGCTTTATTTGAGGGAGTCTTCTTTCCGTTCTCGATTTCGCTTAGATAAGGAAGCGAAACATCGCTCAACTCGGAAAGCTTAGTCAGTGAGTATCCGCGTATCTCTCGTAAATACCTAATCTTTTCCCCGATATTTATTTCAATCACCCCCTTATCAACTATAGTAGTATAACCAATAAATTTCCTTAAACAAAACGTCATAAATAATCTTTATTTATAGTAGAATATCTGTTGACTAATTATCTATTAGCGAATATAATATACCTATGGACAAGCGAACGTCCCATATTTTTTAACAGGAAGTTCGCTAATAGAGAATAGATAGGTGGTGAGTTATAAAAATGCAAACATTAGAGACTTCTGTGGTCGGAAAGAACGTAAAGAAGTATATGGATCAACGGGGCCTGAAGCAGTTTGAGTTAGCAAGACTAGCAGGAGTGTCTAACCCTCCAATTAGCGACACGATCAGAGGAAAGAAGATGCCAACGGTTAAGTTCTTGGGCAAGTTAGTTAAAGTACTCGGATGCAGTATGGCAGATTTATTCAAGGAGGACTAATGGAAAACTGTTTTGTTATTGCAGGGGATATCACGGTTATATTTCTGAAAACGCGTGAGGATGTTAGCTATGAAACGATCATTGATACAGACGACCTGATTAGAGTCATGGAATTTCCGCGAACATGGCGAGCGCATGAGAATTCTCGCTCATACCAATCCGTTACTGGTTCAAGAGGTCTTCATAGGTGGATAATGAATCCTCCAGAAGGGATGCAAGTAGATCACATCAACCGCAATCCTTTAGATAATAGAAGAAATAATTTAAGGATTTGCACACCTGCGGAAAACTATCGCAACAAGAGTACTAACTCAAATAACACATCAGGGGCAACCGGAGTCACTAGAAGCTTAAGTAAGTGGAAAGCCTTCATAAGGGCAGATGGTAAAAACAAATACTTAGGAACATTTGAGAATATCGAGGATGCCATAATTGTCCGAAAGGAAGCTGAGATAAAATACTTCGGAGAATTCAGACCAATTGGTAAAGATGACCTAACGAGTATTAGGTGTTAGCCAAGGAAGCTAGGATACCAAACCTAGCACATTATTTTATTCTTACTTTCGAAAATCTCTTCAACCTCAATCAACCCCTTAATGCTTACCAGGCAAAAAGAGGAAGATTGATCGTATTCAGATTTGTTTACCAGTTTGGCACATTCCCATCCTAGCAATGCTACCAACATTGTAAGAACGAGAATATGCCTAGTGAGCCTAAGCTCTAATTAATTTATCGTCCCACCACAGAACGATCCGGCTATTGAAGTAGCCGAGTTCAACCTTCCCGTAGTCCAAAGGGCTT